CCTACTCTAATTGCAATTCCTCCAGTACCTGGCACTAAAACGTCATTTACTGTGATTGTTGCAACATCTTGAGCAGCTGCTGCTCCTGAAGTACAGTTGGTATATTTGGTATGCAACCTCCCTTGTTCTGCCCATTTAATAAGGTCAGAATTTGAAGGCATTTCAGCGCCTACCATTCTTAAGAATGATGCTACTGTTCTATTCCCGTATCTCTCAAATTCTTTCTCATACGTATCTGGAAGATACTGATTTAAGAAGTTGAAAGTTGTTATGTAGTTTGATTGAACTGCGACCCTTTCCGCACTTGGTTGTAACGCATACGTAGGGGCTGCTTGAACTGTTCCTGGCATAATTTTTAATTTTTAAATTTGTTAATTACTTTTTTTTATACTCCTAATCTTTAAGCCTCGGCCGGAGCTTTGATTTAAAGATCTTACTTTGAATCCTGATTTAGCGGTAACTTGCGGTGTAGTCCTTATGTCCATATTTATATTTTTTGTTTTTTTAGACATATTTTCTACTGCATCCGCTTGGCCTTGTTCATAAAAGAACTTGGCATATTTATCGGGATTCAGCGCCATAGATAATGACCTGTGATATTCTGCAGTATTAGTTACCATGCCGTTATCACCAATATATTTTTGAACAAAATTATTTATTGTTGATCCCGATTTTTTAACTTCTCCTACTGATCCAGGTAAATAAGAAATTTTCTTATCATTAATAACAAATTCAAAACCTTTGAAGTTTTTATTAAAGACTTTATCAGTTTCTTTACTAAACCAATCTAGCTTTTTTTCAATTACCTCTTGCTCTGAGGCTTCTTCATCTATGTACTGCCTATAAGCTGCAAGTTGTTTTTGAACCTCATCAGATAATGCCTCCCTTGACTCAAGTGGAAGTTTGTACTTATCTTGTTGTTCCTTAAAGAACTTTTTAGCTTTAGATAGCTCTCTTTTTTTTGCTAACTCTTTTTTCCTTTTTTCTTTAACATCGTCTAGGTCTTCATCATAACCGAATTTTTCATCCATTAAATACTTAATGTCCTCGGCGTCTAAACCTTCTTCAGTAGAGGAATAGTAGCTAGCAATAATAGAATCAGGGGTTTTATCGTCAATATTTTCGTGTAAACGAACAAAATCTTCAATACTTCTTCCTGTTTCTTTTTTATAATCAAAATACGCTTTTACATCTTCAGGTAATTCTTCCGATGTCTCACGCTTATTGACTAAGTCGTCTAGAGAAGTTACTTCTTCTCCGTATCTGTTTGTAATAAAAGAAAGAACTTCTTCTTCTGACATAGAAGTAGGTTCGGGAGCTTCCTCTTCGGCAGCCTCTACCTCTTCTTCTACCTCTTCTTCTACAGGTTCTTCAACCTTTTCTGTTTCTTCTTTTACTTCAGGAGGTGTTTGTAGATTTATTTTCTCTATAACATTCTCCTCTTTTATTGTTTCCCCTTCGTGTTCAGCTTCGTGTTTTTCAAGTAGTTCTTTTTCTATTTCTTGTGTTGATTTAGACTCTACTTCGCCTAAATGTCTTACTTTTATTTCCATTTGATTAAATTTTTTACAAAGTTACTAATTATATATATATTGAATTAAGCGCTATCTTGGCTCAAATTCCGCTAAATCAAAACCATCTAAAGAGTCTTCATTAGATTCAAAACTTATAGGTGGTAAGTTATTTTTTCTCTGTTGTATTAACTTGGATTGCTCTGTGTTGGCTTGACTAATTCTTTTATCTTTAGCTTTTTCTCTTTCTTTCTCTCGTTTATCGATAGATTGTTCTTCACGCCCTTTGAGCTGCATATTATAATTGAATTCATGTTGCATTAACTGTTGTTTAAGCATAGCTTCATTTTTCATTTTTTCAATTTCAAATGCTACTTCAGCTTGTTTTCCTTGCATTTGTATTTGTCCTTCCATTTGTATTCTACGCATCTCTTGTTCAGATTGCATTTGTACCACCTGCATTTTAGCTTGTGCATCCATTTGTTTTTGCTGCATAGCAAATTGCTGATCTTGGTCTTGCTTCTTTTGTCTTTTAATTTTTAATAATTGATTGGCAAGTTTTATATTTTTTAACTCTCTAATGTCAATTGCATCTTCTAAGTTTATATCATTTTTAGAAAGAGCCATTTGGATATTTTGTTCAAGTTGAGCTTTTTCTTCCTCATCTGGCGCTACTTCAATAAATATACCGAAATCATACATGTATAATTCGTTTATTTCTTCCAGAATAGCCACATTATATTTGCCGATTTGCATTTTAAATTCTTCTTTAAATTCCGCAAACTCTAAAATATCTGCTACTCTAATCGATAAAGCTTCAGCTAGGGTTTGGGTTATATATAAACTACCCTCTAATATATGGCGCGTTGCAGTATTAGAATTTAAAGCAGCAAGTTTTTGCACTCCAACTAATGAATAAGGATCAGGTTTACTACCATCTCTCGCTTCATTTAATCCGGTAACACTTCTCAGCATATCTAAATAATGATTATAACTAGCCACTAGACTATTAATTTTTCCTTGTCCGCTGCTTGCGGTTAATTGTTGAATAGGAACTTTAGCATTATTAAATTCTCCATCTTGCGTAAAACTACGTCCAATTACTGATCCTGTTTGAAAATACAATCTTAATGCATCTTGTGGATTATAGGCGTTTCCCGTCCCTAGATCTACTTCATTTAATCCATCTGCATCTATAAATACCCCATCGGGGACTAATCTAGCAATTACCTGTTGTAATTTAAGGTGAGTTATTTGTATTAAATCTGCAAAGCTTATCATTCTACGCACTAAAGACTCTATCATTCCTTTATACATTCTTGGAGCACAGGCTATATAATTAGGCATGGCGTGTTGAGAAGCTGATTGCGGTCTCACCATATTCTCCATTTTTTTCCATTCTAACATTATATTAGTTCCCATTACCATAACTCCTTCATACCATACATCAATTTTTTTCTCTACTTTCTCAAAGTTTCCATCCTTCATTTTTTCCTCAGGTGGATTAAATTGATCGTCTTTTTCTACCATTCTTACACCGCCTCCTTCTAATTTCTTTTTTTTATAAACAATAGTATTGGTGGTTTTATAATTATAATAAAGCAAGGTGGCAGTATCCCTATAGAAAATACTATTTTCATAAAATTGAGATAAATTATAATAGTTATACCACGCTTGGCTGTATTTACTTATTTCGGTAAGATCATCATTTGTTAAACTAGGATCAATCTTAATTAATTCTGTCATAGGAACTGTTTTGATTTCTCCCCAATAAAAACAATCTTTGAAATAAGGATCCTCGGTATAACTATACACTACATTGGCTGGATCCACATAATCAATTTTAACTCCTTCACCTGGTAAAAAATATTGTTTAGTAATTCCTATGCCTATCACGGCTATATCATAGTCAACGCGTTTACGCACGTTCGCATAATGATTTTCTTCAAATAAAGTGTTTATAGCTTCTTCTTCGGCTATTTCAACACCTGGTTTGTAATTTAACTGCATATAAAGTGCAAGCTCTTCATCATTATTAGGAAGTTCATCAGGATCAGTAGCAAAAGGATTAACCCCAAAGCCTTTTTGGATTTGATGAAGGATAGGTTTAGCTACCATGTCAGCTTCAATCATGTCTTGAAATGCTGAACGATTTTCTGCCGATAATGCATCCTGGGCATAGGCTTGAACTTTGAATAATCTATCATTCATCCCATTTACTACAACGTCAACAAATTTTGGAATAATTGGAACTGGCGTCCAATCTAAATTCAAATAACTTAAATCGCCATCAATAGCTAGTTCGTTTTTATATTTTTGTACCGGCTGTTCTCCACGCGCATAAAGTCTTAATCGATGGTAATCTCGCCATTGCCCATAGAACCGACATTGATTTCCACTTTTTCTAAACCACTCGTATTGTATAGCTTGGCCTATCTGTAATCCGTATTCCAATGTATCTTTTTCGCTATCTGAAACAAAGAGGTCTGGAAAACCTCTTGGGTTTATGTCAATTGTTACGTCTTTCATTAATTAAGAATTTCGCTATGGTAACCTTTATTATTATATCTTGCAAAGTTAATGCTTATTTTTGACTCTTTTTTTTGGGGGGTGTAAAGATGTTTTTGATTAGCCATTATAGCTAAGCCCGAGCTAATAGATGCATCAAACTTAGTTCGGTTATTTATATTAAACCTTGCCCAATCCTCCAATGTTCTATTAAAATACATTACTCCCATATCATTTTTATCTCTAAATGCTCCTTCTAAATCTATCCCTACATGTTTTTCAATATAGCTCTCAATAGCGCTTGCATGAGCTTGTTTAACTTCTTCCGAACTGTTAGGGATTCCTCCTATTTCTTTTTCGGCTCTAGATAATTTATTAAAAATTTTATCCGGTCTGTTTAAACTATATTTACGATAACCTCTATTTTTAAAATGATATAACAATCTAGGTTTATTGTTTTCAATTAAAATTGGCATTCCGTAAAATACGCAAGCCATTAATACTTCCTCAAAAAAGATTTCTGCCGTTTGCGGTCGCGCTACATATTCTAAAAAAAATTCATAACTAGG